TAGACCTCTCGCTACTTATGGTAAACGTCTCATCAACATTGAAGTGATATCTCGCATTGTTAATGACATCACACCTCTTGACGGCATCAGTTAGATTATCTGAGTTAGTTGTTATCACTGTCTCAAACTCAACACTACCAAACATAGGATTGTTTTCGTCTATCTCATATCCTTGAAGTCTAGCAATCATAGCAGTGTTAGGGTGGGACACAACAAGAGGAAGTGAGGCAGTGCTACTGCCATCACTAACCTTGACGTAATCTTCAATCTCGATTAGAACCGTTTCATTGAAGGTCTTCAGATACTTCAGAGTCTTTTCTATCTCTATCGTTACTAGACCTACATCCTGCTTTTCAGAACTAAGGGTCTCTATCGTTAGACCACAGACAGTTGTGTTGTCTGCATTATACAGAGTTAAGGTTGAATCATCACAATTCAATTCTAACATTGCGTAGTCAGAAACTTGACTGTTCTTCGCATTGTCTCCATTGTGGTATTTTCCTTTCATTTGTATATCTATCAACGCATCATAGAGCGTTTTCGTATTCATTCGTATTATCATATTTATTCCTCATTCAAAGTTCACCTGCTTTAATCTCAGGGAAACCATTCCAATCTACTTTACCATCATCGATAGACAGCACTTTCAATCTCTTACCAATCATCTCAGGCTTTCTAGCACTTGCTTCAACCATAGCGGTGAAGGTTGCGCCGTTCTTCCTGATGTCTCTAGCCATCCTTACTGTTGCAGTGAAGATGTCTTCAGTTGAAGAATGCCAGTTAGCCTCAACACCAATAGGGTTAGGGTTGCCAGCATACTTGTCTTTAGAGTGTGCAATCACAATTCTGTGACACTGCATCTCAAGTATCTGCTTGTGCAGGAAGTTCTTGTAAGGAGTGTTCCTATCACCCCATACATACGGTGGTTGTTTGATAACTGTGTCAGCATCCATACCATGCTTCTCACGCATCTTAGTTTCACAAACATCTGTTAGAAGTTTATCTGCTCCATCTACGATGACTGCCTTCAACTTGTCTTCCTCTAGTATTTCTAGAGCCATTTGGTAGAATGCTCTCGCATTGTCCATAGTCTCATCGAAGTCAACTAGACTTCCATCCTTCCTGACTATCGGGTTGTATACTATTAGGTTCTCTATGTTCCCATAGTGATTCCTCTTCACATCTATTGCTCTGTTATCAAAGTCAAACACTAGAACTTTCATGTCGTTCTTGATGTCTTCCTCTGTCAACAAATCCATAGCCGTTGCCGATTTAGCAGACTTGGGTTCTCCCCAAATACCAAGACACAGGAATGACTTGTTGTTCTCCTGCGCTTGCTTTATCTGCTCAAGCATAGCCTTCTTGCGAAGAGCATACTTACCCTTATCAGATTCTTTCGTTTGCACTGCCTTTGTTTTATCGTTGTTTGTCCAACTCATATCTATCACCATTTTTATAATCATCAGGATTAAATGAAATCCCTTTCCATTGTTTTAGTAGTTCATTAAGTTCTACAAGAGACAATTTAACTCTTACATCTTTGGATTCAAAGTGAAACTTTGTCCAATAGTCACCCGTTTCGGGATTGTACTTCCAAGTTAGGAAGTCTACGCTATCCATGAGGAAGGCGAAACTTCGCCCATGAATAACGAGACCTCCATTGGAATCAGTAATCATACCGTATTCCATTTTACACACCTCAGTCGAAGAACCAGTCTTCATCTTCTTCTACGACATCAATCTGCTCAGGGCTTCCGCCACGATTGTTCACGACAAACAAGCCTGACACATTGATACTTGTTGGGTTCTCAGCAGATTGAGAAGTTCTACCCACTACGATTATCGAAGAACCGATACCGAAGTTGATGTCTACATTCTCAGGAATCCAGCAGGTAGTCCCACTGAAACCATCTCCATCCCAATCAATCTCTGTGTTGAAGTCATCCAAGTTAACAATCCTGTTACCATTACTGGTTGCTCTCATGTTGATACTTGTGACACTACCATCAGTAAAGACGAATCTATCTGCATAGTTCTTGCTCATAGCAGAAGCATGGTATCTATCAATGTCAACCAATGGGCTGTAATTAGATTCACAGAACTCCATCAGAGTGTCTTGGATATCAATCTTAGATACATCTCTGTAAGTCTCAGAGTCGGTAGATAGGTCTGCATTGTATACCAATGAAGTTAGTGTAGTGTCAGTTCCACCGCTTACTGCACCTGCTCTGAAAGAGTTAGGTATGCAACTGAAGTGAACGAACTCAAACGTCTTTGGCTCAAAGTGGACACAGGATGTTCCTTTGTAGGAGAAATCCCACTTACCCATTTGTCCATCGACTTCACCAACGAATACACCGCTTCTTCGGTATTCTTCCTTTGGTAGTGGTTTACCGTAGTTCTTGTTCCAGTCACCTTCTCTTGTGTCTAGAGGCACAATGAATCTACCTGTGTCAACTTCTACGTTGTTATCAGGAAGTTTGCCCATGTGCTTAACAATCTCTTCACCACTTCTCATCATCCTTGCTTCATAGCCATCACCATCTTCAGTGAAGATAGCAACTCTACCCAAGTTGTATGTCATTTCGCTGTCTCTCATATATTCGTTAGTTAGCCTGTCTCTATTCATAGCACCCATATCTCTTGCTTCATTCATCGAGATGAAGAAGCCGAATGCATCCTTGAATAGACCGCCACTGTTGTTACTAGTGGTTCTTGGTGAATCTTGTCGCTTCATTGCTGCACGACTGTTCACATAGAATGCTTTCCAAAGACCCCTCGCTAGTTGGGGTTCTTCGGTTGCGTTGACGTTGTTCTTGGAACATATGTCCTCAAACCTCGCCATAGCATCCTCTTGGCTCATGCCAAGTATTTCTGCGGCTTTCTCAATATCATTTTTTATTTCATCATTCATTTTCATTTTCCTCCTTTGTTTTCATTTTCTTTCTTTCGTGTTTTATTTCCACTAATCCTTCTGTCAGCATGACTACGCCACACAATATCCAAAAGACATTGGAATCTACGCTGATGTAATCTAGCGTGTTTAGTATAGGCAGTACAATCAGCAATGCACCGCCTAACGCTATTATCTCATACCGAAGTAGTAGATGTTTGATATCTTCAATATCCACTACGCCGTCTTTGTTTAAATCCATTTTCATATTTATACCTCATTTCAAAATCTCCTTTTAGGTGAGTCTAACCATCTTAATAATTGTCTTAATACTACTATACCTATCAGGAATTCAACCATCAAATCATCTGTCCTATCATCCAAGATGCTAGTAATTTTGGAGTCATACTACTACTTCTCCATTCTGCCTCTCCGACAACCCTAAGCAATTTGAACTTCTTGGTTGCTGGCATGTCTGTCTTGATGACTACATCATGCAAATTAATGCATATAGTCTTCATGTCTACTGCTTCATATAACAAATCATGCACCTTACCTAAAGAATTTTCATAGTTATTTTCATCAATCATTTGTAATATTTCAGTATAGGGTTCTTGATTTTTGTTTATCTGATTCAATATGGAGGACTTACTGTAAGTTACAGCCTGAAGTTCAGTAAGCCCCCGCCTCATGTCTCCATGTAGTGACTCTATGAAGATTTCTAAGTCATCACTAGAAATATGGCTTATTCCTTCCTTTACTAAAATATCTGATAGTAACTTATGCATGGTTCTATCTTGTAATCTACTGAATCTGTAATTCGCACACCTTGATTGAAGGGGATGTATTATCCTGAATCTATCATTACATGTGATAATGAATCTGACATTCTCAGCATATCTCTCCATAATTCTCTTCAGTGCGTTCTGAGCATCTTTCGTCATACCATCCATCTCATCAAGAAGTATAATCTTGAAAGGAGCATCCCCTATCTTTCTAGTGGAAGCAATCTCTTTGATTTGGTTTCTGACTGTCTCTAGTCTTCTATCGTCTGATGCATTGATTTCAAAGAAGTTGTTGTCTACATCTTCCTTGAGTATGTCATTCGATAACGCAATACCAGCAGCAGTTTTACCCACACCTGCTATTCCATAGAGTAGAACATTAGGCATGTTGCCCTGTTCTACCCAACTCTCTGCATCAATTGTGAAATTGTATTGTCCTACAACCTCACTAAGTTTCTTTGGTCTATATTTTTCTGTCCATAACATTTTCATTCCTCATTTTTAATCTAGCCACTTTGACAGTGTGGCAACTGGTTGAACCGGAGTTCGTTTCGTTTGTCTATCTTTACGGAGTTTAAGTATTCTCAAATCCGTGGTTGAGAGCGTCTTTCTACAATACTCCTTGAAATCATTGTTTTTCAATAAGTCTTTCAAAAGGTATTTCTGAAAAGGCCGCATTTTTAACTTCCTCAAAATTTTCGGTATTGAGGAATATGCCTTTCTTTGTGGTGGTGTCATCTTTCGATGCATTCTACCATCATGAGCATAAGCCAACATCTCGTAGAAGTAGGCCTTGCTCCATCTTCTTTTCACTTTAGCATCTAAGAACATCAGTTTGTTCGGATGCAAGTTAGGTGCTAACCAAGATATGAACTGGATATCAGCAGGTTCGCTAATCATCAGTTGATTCTTCACAACCTCTCTATCGGGATTTCTCAAGTAGTCTCCAACCATAGTAAAGATATCAACGTCATAGTTGTAAGGTTCATCAGAACGTGGAGCAATCTCTTTGATTTCATCAAACAGAGATTTCTTTGTTGCTCTATTCAACTTGCACATACCAAACAGTTTCTTGGGTACATCCTTCTGATTGATTGAAGTTAGTATTACCTGACCTTTATACTCAAGGATAGTCTTCCTGATTGCTTCTACATTTGGCTTGTAGTTACATTCTCTGATAATTATTCCTCTGTTAGCAGGTATAGAGTGATTATCTTCTATATCATATTCGTTGGCATACATTATGATGGGGTCTTCTGAGACGAGTTTTCTCGCCTTCTCCATCTTGTCTGTTCCATCTTTTCCTACAACTATTATTGTTCTATTCTGATTCTTCATATTTATTAGGCTCATTTATATCAATCCTTATTTCCATTATTTCTTCGTATGCTTTGCCACAAGCACCACAGTCAACTAAAATGATAAACCACTTTAATCCATTTTCTTGTTTAACACCTGCTTCATATGCAAATGCCTTGCTCTTACACTCTCTACATCCTTCCTGTACTCTCTTCAGCACATGATGAGTTAGTATTTCATCGTCAGATACCTGACTCTGCTTGTCTAGTCTTAGTTTCAAATTGCAAATATCACAAATTTGTTTTAGTTCCGACTTGACTTCACGGAGACTGCATCTCTTGCACAGTGCCGCCATCAGAGAACCCCCTTCATCTTGAGTATCTTGTCAAGACCATCTGAAGTGAGATGCTCTTTTTGCATTACCATGAATGAAGTCTTTGCCAATGTGTCCCAATCTGCATTGGATGGTAGATTTAGTGGTAACATGTTAATTAGTTTCATAACCTCACTCAGTCTACTCACTATCAGTATTGGCTTGCTTCTTGCAGAGTGTTCTTTTTCTTTGTACTTTGAATCAATCTCATGTTGAAGTAGGCTTCTCTGTATCCCAAGAAGAAAGTCTTGACTTCCTCTGAGACATATTCTGACCCTCACTCGGTATCCTATTTCTGTACCATTTCTGACGATGCTGACTTCAGGATTCCCATGAGAAAGGAACGCTCCTTGAATAAACTCCTTACTATACACAGGTCTCCGAGTAGAAGCCTGTCATTATATGTTACTACAATATCGTTCAATATCGTGTATGGTATTACATTCACTAGGATACTTGTCTTCTCTGATTCTAACTATTCTAGGAAATCTCAACCCATACGTTCCGTCTTGATTCTTAGTAACTGCATCAGAGGTTATCTCCAATACTATTCTAGGCAGGAAAAAATATGTCCCACTATCATAAGACTCAACTATTCTCTTTAGTTTCACGGATAGTACATCCATCTCAGCCTCTGAGATACCTGAACCTACACTTCCTACTTCCACATATCCTGCACCTTCTTCTTTGACGGACACACCATATGTAGCGACTACTCCTGCTCTCTTACCACTACCATGTTTACCTGAAGTGATAACAACATCCAACTCTATTCTAGGTGGTTTATGTTTTAGAAGAGCCTTAGACCTCTTGGATTCATAGGTGGCATCCAAGTCTTTAATCATGATTCCTTCAAACCCACCATTGATTGCTACATTGTAGGCTGCTTCGATATTACCATGTTCAAACATTCTAGCCTGATACTGCTCAGGGACGAACTTCTTCATCGTCTCTAACCTAGTCTCATACGGATGATTCAACTGAACGTTTCCCATGTATGACATGCAATCGAAGACAACTAGTTGAACAGGACAGTCAGCCATTGCTTTCTGTTTATCTTTTGAGTGAACCCTTGTTCCTAGTTTCTGATGTGCGGTAGGATTACCTGTCTCATCAATAGGAAATATCTCACAATCAATGACATATCTACTAGCATCAAATTCAGAAGCCCATGAGACAACATCAGGATACTGGTCTGTTACAATCTTACCCTTTCTATTGAAAATTATTATGTCACTGTCCTTGTGTATCTGATATCTGTTTCCATCGTACTTAGTGTCGATGATGAATCTGTCAGGTAACTTTCCTGTATATGATTTAGCAAGCATGGGTTTGATGTAAGCACCATGAGTATGCTCAGGTGGGTCTCTATCGTTATCTAAATACATCACCATAGAACTGAGTGAGTTTGTCTTGGAGAATCTTGAAATGTCCTTATCATATAGAAGTGACATTGACTTCTCTACCGTACTAGTATTGATTCCATTTCTAGGAGTCCTCAACCAGTATCGTATGAACCACTTTATCTGTAAGTTAGACATGCTTGTTATGTTTCGACTTATCTCACTGTAAGCATCAGACTTCATACTTGAGCAATCCAACTCAAGAAGGGTTACCATCTGCTGAAGTGACATATCCAAATGCGGTTTGTCATAGTAAAGGAATTGTAACATTCCCTCTCCTAAGTCTAGCCACTTCTCTGCCTCTGTCTCTATCTCATCTTCAAAGACATTGTATATGTTAGCCAGCCATTTTACTGCTTTCTTCTCACCAATGTTATTACTGTCATACTCCATCGCTAGTATCTTTACCATAGCGATTCTATCATTGGTAGATAGACTAGATAGTGTTGCTGATATTATCTCTTTCTTTCTTGTTGGTGTGACGTTCTCTATCGACTCACACATCCTGCTCATTATTGTCATACTCATTTCTATTCCTCAATATTTTTTCCAGTGCCTTATGCACATCTTCCATTTCTTTCATGTTCATTCTAATGCCCTTCTTGGTGGGCTGACTGTTTACATGCCAACGAATATCTACAATATCAATATTGTAGAAGTTCCCTGTCCTAACTACCATTTCGTTAGTAGCGTCTCTTGCTATTCTTAGTATTATTTTTTCATCCTTCAAGCCAACCACCCATGAACTGTTGTAAGTTCTTCCACGATTTGAAATAACGTGGAGACTCCTGTTCGTCTACTCTATGTGCTACCCATACTACTCCGCCAAGACTACTAATCTTGACTAACTCGTATGTTCTTCCCCCGACCTCAAACATATCTTCAGTCTCTATGTCAGGAACTAGACCGAACTTCTGTGATAATTCGTTAGCGATATCACCCATATGTTCAGCAATATACTGAACAATCAGGTGACGTTGTATAGGTACTTTAGCATCAACTGTGACTTTTATCTTACCTTCCATATCACACACCCTACACTTATTGCCTTCACAAATCGGACAAGGTATCTCCGCAGGAAGCGGAGCAGGAAAGCGTATAGTCACTGCTTTCTTCATTGTCTGCCATCCCACACTCTGTAAACTACTTCATATTCAACTGTGACATCGAATGGGAAGGCTGCAAAGTGCAGGGTTGCATTTCCAAACTCAGGAGCAAAACCACTTGACCAGTGATGTTGTCCTTGAACCAAGTAGCCTTGCATACCAACCCAACTGTAATTACTGAAGATAACTGAATTGTTAATTACTTCAAAGGACAAGTGCGTTATATTGTATGTGAATGCTTGGAGTTCAATTGCTCCGTAGGTTGTGTTTGTGTCTACCCAAATAGTAGGTGCGTGAATCAGCGTTTCATTAGTTGTGTTATTCATAACAAGAGTGAACTCTCCTGTCATTGATACCCAATCTGCCTGTGTTGTCTGACCTTCAAATTCTTCTTCAGGAGGGTCAGGCAATGCTTCAGTGCATCCTGCTAGGAGTGCTGTTGCAATTAATAGTGTCAAAGCCTTGTTGATGTTGGACTCCATCTTCATCATCCCTCGCACACACAGGTAGGATATATATTTTACACCATTCACTCAAAGGTAAACCCGAATTCTTCTAGTGTTGTCTGTCTGCTGTTTTCCATAGTCATTCTCACTCTCATTATTCTTCCTCCATCATTTCTGTGAATGCCAAGCCTGTTAGTAACTTGGTCTGTAATTCCAACAGTAGTTTAATCTCATCAAGTTTTCTTTCCACTGCTACTTCATGTCTTGCGTATCTTCCGTTCTTCATTCGTTCACCACCGACTTAGGGAAGAACACATCCTCCCACACTGTTAGTTCTGCTTCTGTCATTCTAGTAGTGAAGATAGTTCCGCTACGCAAATGTACCTCTACCTCGTATGTGTTCTTCTTCAACATGCCTTCCGGTACTTCAACTACTGAATAAGCAGATACTTCTGCCATATTCAATGTCGTCTTTCCTGCCGTTGTCGCCAGTTTGTAGAATTTATCTTTCATTCTTCATCACCTATCTGAATTATATCCATCATTTCTTTCTGTGCAAAACCGTACTTGACATCCATTCCGAATCCTATCTCATGCATTATCTGCATCATAGTTACTAATCTCTCTTCGATGTGATGTGGTGGGTCACATGGTTCACCATCGACATCGTATTGAATTGCTAATGTCCAAAATTTCTTACTCATTCTTCTTCACCTTCCAATACGTCTTCTGCTACCTTTACCCACTCAGGTTTCTCAACAGGCTCTTGCCTGTAAATACCATAGTGAACCTTCTTCGCTATCTCAGAGTTAACATCGTAAGCGATGAACTGATTGTCACCTAGAACGGTTGCACTTTCCAACATGCTCTTCCATGTGTGGATAGTCTTCCAATCAGTTCCACTGAAGAAAGCCTGTCCGAATGGGTGCGTGTGTATCCAACATTTCAATGGTAACTTCATACCACCTAGTTGTTCTTCTTGGTCTTTGAAACTCACAAAGCCAAACGTTCCCACACTGATATACAACTCATCCTTAGCGTCTACAATAACCTGAACCTCTCTTGGCGAATCAAACGCCTCAAGAGACTTGTTCCATATCACTGTGTAGAATGCCTCTGTCTCTATATCAGGAAACGGGTAAGAGAACTCGACCTGCTCAAACACAGTTCTAATATCCTCTTTCCAATTCTCATCTACTATCTCTAATCCTTCTATTCCATTTTCATTATATTCTGTTTCATCTGTTTTCATTTTCATGCTCCTCCTAATTTTTGTATTATTACATCCATCTCATTCTCAAACTCATGGAATGCTCTGTGACCTGCGATGAACCCACCTGCATGTCTCTTTGTTCCCATGAACTCTTCACCACAGGCAGGGCATGAGACTTTTACTATCTCTGCTTGGATGTAATACCCATCTGTGGCGATTATGTTTGTTATCTGTCCGATATCCTCTTCAGTCAGATTTTCTATCTCTTCGTCTTCTCCTTCCATTATTCTTTTTTCTTCTTCACTCATGCTTTCACCATCATATACTGTCGAAGTGATTTGATTCGTCTTGGTGCGACTAATCGAGGTTCTTCAACTATCACCTCTGTCTCTTCTAATTCCTTCTGTACTTGTTTGATGTCCATTCCCTTTTGCAAGGGGAGAAGTACACTCCTTCTATACTGTTCCTTCCACATCACTTGAACACAGTCATTGCAGAACCTTCTGCTATCTGCCAAGTGTTCGGGAACAGGCTCATCTTCTTTACCACAAAGAGTATTTCCTAATATTGAGAAGCAGATATATTTCATTCTGCTTTCTCCTTGTAGGCAGGATGTGTCTTTGGCAATCTGTGCAGTCTTCTCACAATCATGTTGTTCACTAGATTGGATACTGAGTCAGCACCATCTGCGAACCTCTTGCTCGCAACACCATCTCCTGAAGGACACATCTTATCCTCCAACTCCGTCAGGTCTATCTTGTCCATGAGATACTTCAGGACTTCATACTCAACGTGAATCTTAGAAGCGGCTCTCATATGTTCACCATCTTCATATCAGTTACATCCTCATTGTCATTGAACCATCTCTGAATCCATTGGATACCCATACTCGCAATCACCATGTTCATGCAGTTGATGTCCTTTGCACTACCATCCCATGACTGTGCTTGACAGGAGAAAGAACCTTCTTCACCAATCAGTAATGTATCCATCATCTTAGGGTCAACCTTGTATGAAATCAATGCTGCATTTCTACCAGTTGAACGTAGGTCTAACCACTTTAACTGAGCATCTGACCCAAACCCCTGCCGATACAATAAACGTCTTACTGCTAGATTGTCTGCACAACATACCACCAAGTCATATCCTTGTAACTGCTTGTCGAGTAGAACATTGAATGGTTGGGCATTGATGCCTGAGATACATTCAACTTTCTTCTCACCAATATCTAACTCATCATACGCTTGATAACCAAGGTTCTTGGTATCAACGGTATCACCATCATAGACAGTTATGTTGTATAGATGAGTTTCAGGAACGTTTGTTCTCTGCGCCTGATTCATTCTCTTTAGGAACTGTACTAAATAACTTCCAATTCCACCTGCTCCTATTATCATTATTTTTCTTTCATTGTGTTTCTTCATTTTCATTACCTTCTAATATTTTCATTTGCATTTGTATTTGGTGCGCATCGATTATTTCGATTGTTATACCATCCATTGTCGCACCAACAACGGTGATTGCGTCTTCCAAGACTGTTCTACGAACTGTGTTCTGAAGCCTTGGCAGTCTTTCATATAATTCTATAAATGCAGAAAAGTGGTACTGCATCTGCTTTATTGTTTTTATTATGTTATCTTCTTCATTCATTCATATGCCCCACTTAGGAATTCATCGACACTCAACGAGAGCATCTTCTGCTTTGTTAATCCTAGATAACCTAGCATTTCAGGAACTGAGGTTCTTATCCCCATCTCAGAACCATTCAGTGCAGCACTGATTATCTGCTTTTGTGAATGTGGTTCACCCATCATCCTAGCAACTAGCCAAAGTGTTGAGTTCTGCATGTTAGGTGTATACCTAATAGTAGACCTGTTCAGTTGATTGAATATTTTCTCAGCAACTAGTATGCAACTCTGCCTGTAATCTGATGAGATACTATCCATTCTCTCCAACGTGTTCACTAGAGTCTGAACCGGATTTTGGTCAGCGAAAACATACGACTTGTTGAAGTGTCTTGCAATTCTCTTTGCATACTTCGCAATTGTAGCAAACTCCACTTTAATCTGCTTAGAGTGCTTTCTGAGTGTAACACCATATCCAGCCTCCTTCAACATGAAGTAGGATAATCCTGCTGCTATGTGTTCAACTGGTATGCCTCTAGTAACTCTGTCTTCACGAAGAGAACGATAGTTTCTAGGAACAATGTCCAACACTACTTTAGACACATCATAGTATGAGAGATACATTCTAGTGTGTAGAATTGTTCTTTTCTCTGTCTCAGTCACAGGTCTTGCTCTGATGTGTTGCATCTTCATACGATAGTCGTTATTGTTCCTAGTCTCCATGATGTATGAACCAAGTCCCTTAGCACTATCATTATCCTTAGTTGGTATGTACTTCTCCTTAGCACTTATCCAAGAGACAGTTTCCTCAAAAGGTCTGACGACTTGAACTAAACCACAGTCATCGCATACAACCTCTCCGAGTACCTCATCGAATGTGGAAGAAGTGCAACTGCATTCTACGCACACTTGACTCATCGTGAGACCTCCTTGATATTTCCCAAACCAATTCGATAGTTGGACTTCTCAACTCTAGCCAACGTGTGAATCATATTCTTCGCATGATTGTCATTCTTCAAAATCATAGCCCTTGAAGCGATTTGGTCTCCAATGCTTGAATTGTCATGTAGATTGTCTATACAGAAAGGACCGTCATATTTGTTATGTCCCTTTACAAACACTGCACTAACTCTCTGAAATCTTGAATTGTTCTCATTTTTGTAGATTATCCAATCTCCCAATTTCCCTCTTACTAATACTGCATAGTCGTAGTTGTCTGCGGTTTTGATACCTAGATGTTCTTTAGACTTTTCAGCATCAAGAAGAATCATGTCATCGTATTTGTCTGTCATCTCCTTCAGCAGAACATTCGCTCTTTCTTCTACCATCTTGGAAGTTCTGTTCTGCATCAGCCATGCTACCATCAATTTATACTCAGACTCACTTGGGTCTCTTGACATAACAGCCTTGAACAGTTTCAAGGGACTGAGATTAGACCATTTCTTAGAACGAGTGCTATTACTTCTGTAAGAGTTGATGAAGATATTTGCATCCTTCACTTTCATACTTCCCCAAATACCATCAGATATTTCCAATGCAATTTCATTGTCATTAACCAACTGCATATTTATTCTACACTCAATCTTCTGACCCTCCTTGAAGAACCAATATGGTGTTCTGTTCTCCAATGCATAGATTATATTCTGAGAGTAGGTCACATTCTTCCTGATGTATTCCCTCAATCTGTCAGCGTCACGGTTAGTAGTACCGTAGAGTATAATCTTAGACATGGCAGATGCACAATCTTCCTTGTTCTTCCTCACGTTGTTCAGTGCGAATAAACCATTAGTCTTACTCAATGATACTGTGACGGTCTCGCCATTGTATTTCCAACTGAAGTATGCAAGCCAATCATCATCGTGTTCTGAATATCCTCTCTGTGGAGACATGAATACATGTGTGACCTTGCTCTTCAATGTCTCTAATATTGGGTCATGACCCTTCTTGCTTCTTCGACTGTTGATTTCAGGTCGCTGCATTGGAATTTCAATCTCACCAAATTTATTCATTCTTCTACGAGGATTCAAATCGAATCTCCCAGTTGAATATTTTATATTCCTAGTTGTCCTGTAAAGAAAACTAGAAGATAGGGTTTGTCTTCTGTCATCAGGTGTTGGTATTAACATTTTTATTTTCATAATAATCACTCATTTCATCTTTATTTTTTTCATAGTATAACTTAAAATCATACATTTCTTTTAATTCGTCTGTTTTTTTAATATTAGAATGTCCCATTCTTATGAGATACTCTATTCTTTGAACAACGTACTTGGGTCTGACTCTACCTTCTTCAAGAGAGTCAAAGTACCTAGAGACGTTTGCTTTGCTTGCGGGTGAGTTGAAACTATCAAGAACTTCTTGCCTGATAGTCAACAACTGCTTCTTACTCATCATATTTCACAAACTCCACCTGCACAAGCAAGTTCACCCTGTAAGTTAGTGTTGTCCATAGTCTCGACTATCTGAGTCAAGTCTATTTCCTTGAGTTCCTTGAACATCAAGTCGAAGGTCTTCTTGTCCGTTGCTTCAAATGGTGCTTGCTTGTAGATACCACCATCATAAGGTAATACGGATAGACCGTTGTAGAAGTCTCTGTTCTTCCACATCCAGTTTCTGACATCCTCCCACTCATCCTCACGGATGTTGACAGTTGCAGAAACGTTGTGGGTGTTCACTCCTCTGTTATGCCCACTCATAACCCAATCAACCGAGAAACGCTTGACTCTCTCAAGCATCTCCAATGCTGACTCATCTCTAGTTATCACATCACCCTTCGGTGTTTTCTGTGGTATTGAGATAATACCTTGATTGGGATTGAAGTAATCATCCTCAACCAAGTTAGGGAACTTGGTCACAAGATAGTCATAGATTGGCTCTGTCTTCAGAACTCTGATTCTCCTGATGTAATACTTATCGAACCAAGCATGTATCCCTGAAGAAGAACCTAGCACTAGACTAGTAGTTCCAGCAGGTTTCACACATGTTATTCTTGCTGACTTCTTGATTCCAAGAAGACCCGCTATTCTCTCGTTTGTCTTTCTAGCATGATTCGCTGCCTTCTCCAAATCTAGGTTTAGGACTCTATTGCTTGCAATGCCAGTCATTGATACTCCAAGAAGTGCATCCTTCTCGGATGTCTTCTTCCAAACTTCCCTTAGATAGTGGAAGTCGGTGTAGGATGCTTGTAATGTTCCTAGTATAGTTGCTATTTCCACTCTCTCATGCAAGTCCATTTGGTTTTCAACATCAGAGGCATTAACCTCAGTCAAGTTGCAGAACTGATATGGTCTAAGTGCTATTTCACAACAAGGGTTAGTTCCCCAATCCTTGTCATTAGTGAAGTAGAATCCGGGTTCTCCTGTTCCTGACTCTTGAACTCTCTTCCATAGATTGTTGAAGAAGTCCTTCTTGATTCTATGTCGTAGCAATACAACTGAGTTGTTCGCTCTCGCTCTCTGTGGGTTCTTCTCCCAAAAGTGACCTGACTTACAAGTTACCATTTCATCATCATCTGCACTGAACAGACTGATTAGTGCTGCTCTACGAATACCACCTGCCAATACTGCATCTGCAATATGGCAAACAATGTCATGTGCTTCAAGAGTAGAAAGACAATCCCCATTACCTTTGTTAGATAGAATACCCTCTACCTTAACTAGACATTCTTTCAGTGGTTGAGGACCGGGTGCTTTACCACCACTAGTCTTCAACAATGCACCTTTTGGCCTGATATCCGAGTAGTCGAATCTAACTGTTGTTGACCTCTTACCGATGTAAGACTCAAACAGCACCTTGACTGCATCTGCCCATCCTTCGATGGAATCTGCAATAAGATGCCTGTAAGTTCTCTTAGGGTTAGGCAGTCTAATCTCAGGTAGTTTCTCTACATGATGTCTTTGAACTGAATAACCTACTCCTGTTCCTCCTAGAAGCAAGAACATTGCTTCCGAGAATGACAGGTATGAATCGATGGGCATGAAAGCACAGTTGTATACTCTGTTAGGTGAGAGTTCAACAGGCTTACCCGCAAATTGCATTGACCTCATTGAAGGCAATACTTTCTTTGGATAGACGAAGTTAGTGTAAACATTCTCTATCTCTTTCGTTAATTTTTCTTTATTTTCCTTTGTAATATCTAGACTATTCACATGAGTCAGATGCATGTCTCTGTTTCTTTGACATATCTCTGCCCACGATTCTCTTCTCATTTTCTCTGCATCGTATTTTGCATACTTCATGTGAACAGTGATGTCCGACATTATCTCTTGTTGTAATTCCATTTTATGTCCTCCTTTATTTTGACGTAGGCTTCGCACCTACTTGACAGTCAATCTACCACTGTTAAGACTTGGGCTACGTTAATCAGAACCTGCCGCCAACGACTGCTGGCACAAGTTTTACTTCATCGACAGTTTCCCAATTGACATCTGAGATGTTTTCACGGATTACCATGTCTCCATCTACAAATATCCAATGTGTAGGGTGGTCATTGATTTGGTCAATCACCTCTACTTGTCCCACTGTCATGTCTGTGTGTCCTGTTTCATTTACTATTACCAATTTCATTTTTTATTCCTCCATTTTTATTCAGTTTTTGCTCTTGTTATTTCTTGAATTCGACCAGTCAAGATGTTGATGGTCTTCTCGTAGTGGTTACACAGACCAATGTAATTGTTGGCCGTGTTCACTAGAGTCTGAATGTTCGCATTGTTCTGAACGAGCAACTGCTCAAGTTCTTCGATACGAGCATCCTTCTCGTCTTCTTTCTTTTCTGTCTTCTTCGTTTCATTCTTTTTTGTCATTATTTTTCCTCCTTTAATTCGTCTATCAACTTCGATACATTTCCTCTAGTTAAAGATTTAATTTCTCCATCGTAGCCCAAAGCCCGCAGGTAGTTCACCTGACGTTCAGTTGGCTTATCATTATAGCGATTGATTATCTTCATCAAACTCTCTAATTGTCTCTCGGTTAATTCTTTCTTCCCACGAACACGAATCTCCATGTCGTGTAAGAATCTACTTTCCCACTGATTGCTCGCTATGTCCTTACTGAACATTGGGATATCATAGAAATCACAACCATCTCTGAGTTCGGCAAGTCTCTGTTCTTCTAACATTGCCTCTCTTATTTTCTGTTGCTCTTCCCACTCAAGTTTCTTCTTGATTTGGTTCTCAATCTTGTTGTCCTCTTCAAGCACTTGTGTCTTGTAATGATTTAATCTGATTGAGAACAGAGTCAAATCGTTCAACAATCTCTCATTGGGATATCCCTTCGTGTTTATCTGAGCCTTCGGGTTGTCGGGATGATTCCATCGCCAAACGATAGAACTCATCTTGTAGTCCTCCATCCCATAATCACCACTTGACTTCTTCCTCAACTTAGTCTCAGGAACACTGATGCCCAACTTAGAATCATACACGTACTTTCCAGTATAATGCACGTTCACTCTTAGGTCAAGTTCCTTAACTTCATTGAATGTCAACTCAAACTCTTCACCGTTTTCATTCCACCAAGCAGTTGCCATCATTGTGCCAACCTTGGTCTTAATCCATTCTTCAATCATCTCTTCTGTGATAGCATTCTCATCAATACCCATCTCATCCTTGATAGCACGAAGAACCATGTAGGAGTTTATGTGGTCTGAACCAACACAATCCCTGTGTCCTGTCTCTGTGTTCTCTATCTCAAAGTGATAGACAATCGAATGGGAACAAAGGCACTTGTTAGGATGTTCCGAAGCCCAAGCAGGTCTTGGAGTACCAATACCCTGCCACCAAACTTCTCCTGTTGCCTTCCACTCATACTTGGCATTATCATAGTTATCAGCGATTGAAAGTGAGGTCATCTCTCTCTTGAGAATCTTATCCCATCTTCCCTCGCCAAGAGTTCTCTTAGCATTCTTCATTACATATTCTACATTATCATTCATATTATTATTCACCCACATACGATTTCTTACTACAAGCCTTGCAGAAGATTCCCTTACCAGTGTAAGACTTCCACAAGACTGTCATTTTGTTGCAGTTAGCACATCTACCAACTTCCTTACTCATTTTCTTCACTCTGTTCAATATCCATCAACTCGTCTCTTCTTACTTCCATTAGATGTCCATACAGTAGTTCGTTTATCTTCTCAAACAAAGCCTCTGCACATCCACCGATTGTCTTACGATGCAATGACATCCAAATCTTGTGCTGGTTGTTCAATACAACCTTCACACCATCACTTTCAGTCATTGTTATCATAATCGGTGGTAGTTGTCCATCATCTACAAGTCGAAACTCAACTGTTGTTTCTTGCTTCAAAATTCATACCCCCTCTTGGTTGCTTCTCTCAACATCATTTGCTGTGTGTCAAAGTCACATCGAATCCATACTCTGAACCAATGTGATTTGTCTGCAAAGATGTCAGGCGTTCTCTTGCTGTCTTCTTTATTTTGTCTTATTCTTCTTATTATTTTTATTATCATCTGTTATACCTCCCTCTAAATTCGTTCTTTGCGATGAGAGATAGGATGAACCTACCAAAAGATTTCATCCTTCTCTTCCATCGTCTACTGTTTTCATATTCTTTCTCTAGTTCAACTATACTTGAATGGTCATACATTGAAACGAAATCCACCAACTCATCAAAGTCTGCTGGTAGGTTCTCTAGTTCAAAGTTTGACCAAAATAACCAGTCAATACTAGAGTAGAAGTTCTTCTGCTCTTTCATTATCATTTTCATATTCATCTCCATTATTCCAAATTTTGAACCTAGCAATCATTTGGTCTAGGTTCTTCTGTGTGGTAGTTGTCATAAACTTGTTACTTCCCTTAAGGAAGATTACCACGCTATACACAACATCCGTGTAATTCTGTTTATCCCACAAATCTAGTAGTGGGTCTCCGACCTTCAATCTCTTCCAAGAAAAGCCCTCAATCTGAGAAATCGAGACTATGCCATTCTGAAATCTGACATATCCTTTCATTCTAATTTCTCCTTCTGATTCAGGAATACCGTGTCTGTCTAAGAAAGAAAAGTAGTCTTCTTCTAAAACACACAGGCACTGTTCCGTCTCTTTCTCACCATCTGCGGTTTGTAAAACTGCCGTTCCGCTTCCGTTACATATTCTACATGTCATACTGTCATCCCCTGCAATATTTGGGTTATCTTCTGCTGAACTCTATCGTTCTCCTTCTCAATCTCAAAGGACATCTTGAGATAATGGTCTTGCGGCCACCACTCAGGTTCTTGTGTCTTCCAAGACGATATTCTCCACTTGCCCTGCAAGTAGTAGTGTCTGTAAGAACGAACTGCGAAATCGAACCCGTTCTCATGTGATTCTCTAGTGATGCGATACCTGTCTGACATAGCAATGCCAAAAGGTGTCAAACCAGTTGCAGGTAACATACCCTCAACTTGATTGAAGACATTCGCATATTCCTCAAGCGTCTCTTCGACCTTGTGCTTGCGACCATATCTAACAGTATACTCCTTGCACAGTGCTAGGCAGTGCGCTCTGAGCCACTGATAGTTCTGTGAAGTCTGCCTCGCCCAAATAGTGCAAGGATGATTCAGCATCACAGGTCTGTAAGGTGCATCTTCGATACCGAGATGAGTAACGATAGTAGACATCATCTGCATACTCTCGGTTGGCATCTTGATTACGTGTGAATCCATCATCATCTGTGCTGATGTCTTGGGACTCATATCCAATGCGAAAATATTCATTCTTCCTCACCTCTTAGACTAGTTCTAATTCTCTTCACGATAATTGAATCTACTCTATTCTTGAAGAAACTGGTTCTCATCTCTTCCCTCAAGACTGCTCTCACAATCTTCTTGTTGGAAGTAATGCTATCGATTATCTTCTCAAGCCTCTCGACTTTTGCTTCTAAATCCGCAATCTTCTTTCTCTCGATATTCTCAACGTTCATCTTATGCATCACCCATTGACGCATACTGTCGTTGTTGCCACCTTGAGCATACTTGTTTGTGCTTTTCACCAGTGGTGTGTGACCCTCTAGATGACTATTCCTTTGATAGTTACCTATGTGTTTCTCACAATACTTCTGCTGGCTATTACGGCTAGTGTAAGCCGCATTGCACTTATGTCCGTCTTCTAATTTATATTCGCATCTTCTTGTCATTTTCATTTTTATTCACCTATTATTTTTATTATTATTAGGAATCTAATAGTAGAGAAAGGTCTTGACCACCACAGTCTCAGTCGCTAGGAGAACACAAACTAAACCCAGTATGGCTTGTTGTTCAAAATGTTAGCGTTTGACCTTTTTTATTCACGACAAAACTCTACTCACCCTGTCGGGGTAGGAGTGTGATAGCAGGGGAATGCAATGTTGAAGTGAGTTGTTGGCATACAACGTTAACACTACTGTTATTGATTCTGCATTTTTACCACAGTAAACCTGCTGTTTGAATTGATGAGGGGAAGGATAGGTGCTATGCCCATCATTCGGAGTTGGGAACTACAACCGGGAAGGTTGCCTCGATGTTACTTACGACCCTTGTTATCCTGCTTCATATTTTATACCGGGAAGCCGCTACTCACGTTCCATGTAAGTGCGAACAAGTTCGGATGGATTTGACACACCGCTTCTCCTAAGAGTGCAGTGAACCATCGTCAGTCTGCTCCTATATCTTCAATCCTTATTATTACTAAACCCTCTATCTCACGACTCGACTTTTCATACTCTCGATAAACCAACCGCTAAGTTCGTCTACCTCAAAGGTGAAGGCTAATCCACCTGAACAATCATTGTCTCCCTGAGCCATATGTGAGTGTGTTTTACTTTCTCCTGTAAACTAGGAGAAGTGTCAGATAACCTATCAAGTCCTTGATGATATCATCATCTGATTCTAGTGAGTCATTACCGAGAACAAGCCTGTTCAACTTGTCATCGATTCTGACTTTGATTTGCTCATCAGTTGGTGCAGAGGAGAAATACCTCTTCGGGTCTAAGACCGAATCACCATACTGGTTGTTCTTCTGAAGAACTAATGTCTTCATCTCGTCAAACACTTCAGCAATCAATTTCTGATTCTGAACCAGTGTTGGTTGAATTGCCTCATTGTGTTTCCTTTGCGTTGTCTTGCTATCGTATTGTTTTGCTTTACTAAATCCGTCTGTCATATTATTCTCTCCGAGTTGTCTGAACTTCTTCATGTTTTTTGTTTTTCACTATTTTACACCACTATGTAAAATTGAATATCTTCGCAGTACAACGTTTTCATTTGGTTTTTCAATTTTTCATATTTTTCACCCCCTCAAGAGAGAAGGAGTAGTAGTAGATATGATGACATATAGTAGTAGTATAAGATAGTGAAATATATGAAATATTAAAATAATAATTAAAATCATTGATTTTATACCCTTTAGACTACTTTTTGATTTTTCACCCTGACTGAAAAATACTGAAAAATACAATTTCAATCAGAAAAAGGTGAACAACTATCATATTACATATGAGAAATATCACATGTCATATGTATATACATATATGATATATGTTATACATATAGGAGACCGATTCTAGAACCAATCGAGGGTCATCTGATTGAGGTAGATAGAAATAACTACCAAAGACAACCGATTAGTTAAGAATAGTCTAAGAAACGCTTGTGCAAAAAGGAGTAGAACTCCCAATATCACAACACTGTTCAGCGCACCCATATATGTGTCTCAACCCTATTAAAGAAATATCCACCCCTAGTGGTCGCCCCAAAACACCTGCGCCTCACTTCTTACCATATGGTGTGACGCTTTGCTGGCATATCCTATCAATGGTTGAGAAACCCTACTGACATGCCACTAATAGTAGGAATAGAGAACGGAATAGAGAAAGGCTTCCATGAAGTTGAGATACAGTTGGTTAACGGATTAGGATTTGGTCTGTTAGCACAGAATGCAGGTGTTGGAAGTATGAGTGTTAGATATGGGGGAGTGAAAATCACCCCTGAAGAGTTCAGACGTAGAATGTTACTCTGCAACTTCGCTAACGAGATATACGACATGGGAAGGTTCTATGATACAATGACCCTTGAGTTCTGTCAGAGATTGAAGGATGCCGATTGGTCATGCAATGTCTCAACATACGACAAGAGGAAGTTTAACACGGAATACAAGAACTGGTTAGTTAGACTTCAGGAGTTGGAGTTCAGTGCTTTTGAGAGAAAGATGCAGGAAAGAGGTGAAGAATAAATGGAATACGATATGAATTGTGAAGGATGTAAGAAAGAAGTGATAATTACAGGTGCATACTTGGGTCTGATTGAGGATGCATGGTGTGAAGACTGTGGATGGGAAGGTGAGAATCTTGAAGATTGAGATGAAGACATGTGTTATCTGTGGAGAACCCATCGATATACACTACAAGGAAGATGGAACACCGTATTGGTCAGAAGGACATAATGCAGAACCAGTTGAAATTGGTAGGTGCTGTGATAAGTGTCAGAATGAGGTTGTCCTACCTGAGAGATTGAGGAGGGCTATGTCATGAAACTGAAAATGAGGGTTGAAACTGATGAATACGTTTGGGAGTTGTGGGACAATGAGTAATTATCCCGATGGAATGACTTCTGCTGACCATGCCTACCTTGATGGATACAGTGGGTGTTTACACGAATCTACCAGTGTCGAGGATGTGAGAATGAGAGTTCGTATTCCTAAAGGAATGACAGGTGGGCAGATTATTGAACTACATGGGTTAGATATTGAAGCCTACTTCGTCTGCGACAAGTGCAATCTAGGTAAGTGGATACCAGTTGATGTTGACTCATACATTGAGGGGTTAGACTGTCAAGGTGAGGACTTAGAAGATTAAAACGCCACCCTTCGGGGTGTGCATAATAGCAAAGCAATGCCTACCATATGGTAAGATACTTTGTCAACATTTACCTCATGATGCTTGGTGCGACCTCTTGTTATGGAGATGTTATCTATACTAACACTGCTATTTGCAGTGATGCTTGCTGTTGAACGCCCAAAGGAAGGCTTTGGAGGTCTAATGCCAATCAGTGATACTGAAATCATGGCACAACACCTGAATGGTCTATCTGATGATGAATTGTCTAGTGGAACTAGAATGCTGAATGAATTGAAGGCTCTTATTGAGCAGGAAAAGAGAATTAGAGCAGTTATTCCGCTTAAGGAACATAATCAAAGGTGGATGGAGAAGAATGGTGAGTTTTATCAGCAACTCAAAGATGCTGTTGATGCTCATCTTGCTCTAAGGAGAAATATTGGTCTTTCGGATTACGATGTTAATCGTGATAGGTACGGAGACCTTGAGATAGAGGGAGCAGATGATGAGACTGATGGGCATTTGGCTATGTTATCTGCATCATATGAAGATATCATGAAAAAGGCTTCTTGGTTGAGGAATCGTGGCAGTAGATATGCCATCAAGCACTTCATGAAGACTGGTGAAAAGAAGTATTGGCCGACAGATTACAAGAAAATGCTAGGAATAAAGGGGGATACTACTAGTTGCGAAATCTGTTATGAGAATGCCTTCTACCAATCTGACTATGAAGCATCTTGGCAGGAAATGCCGGGTGCGCCTGTTCAGCCAGCATACTACTATTACAGTTGTGCTTGCTGTGGAATTAGTACATCTAAGACAGGTAGCCAATCTGAGAACATCTGTGGTGTAGATATGGTCGGTCAGCCTCTTTATGCTAACATGACAACAGAAGAAGTAGCAAGAATGTCCGATGAATACGGATATTGAACCTAACAGGTCGGGGGAGGAGACTCCCTCGGCCTCAAGGTCTACGCTCACAAAGTAAGACTTCAACCATATGGTAGGAGTGGCGACAGGCTACACACTAAATGATGTAATCACTCATCATCATCATCGTCTGTTCTGTAAAGCACTGTTGTCACCTCCTAACCCCGACAGGTTGCACCAACAAGTTGACAACCATATGGTAAGTTACTTTGTCAGCGTACCCTGATAATGGTTAAGACAACGTATAGTTGTCTGAAGAGGTCGGACAAACTAACAGGAAGTGAATAAAATGGCAAAAAGTAATGGAAGCGAAACATGGAACGATGACCAAGCCACTGTGCTTGAGTATATAGAGACGAATGAAGGTAAGTTGGACACTATGACAGTGTTACAACTTCAAGATTATCTGAGTGAGGGAAACAGAACAATATCCCGCCAAAACTCGATAACAAAGGCAATCAAGATGCAGTTGGCGACAATATCAAGAGTTACCAACGGCGAAATTGTGAACCCAATGGCATCTCAGCAAGGCAAAAGAGCATCATTTGCACTATCTGAGGCAGAACAAGCCGACAAGGACGAAACTGTGTATCATATCAGTGAAGTTGACGGTGGAATCAATGTTTTCATCGGTGATAGAACTCTATCCCTGATGGACAAGTTCAACGGACGAACAAACGATGACGGAAGCAGGAAAACCTCATGGAATAGCCTAACAGAGATGTTCATGGCGACCATCGGGGAGAGAACGGATGAGAACTTCAACAAAGAAGTAAAAACAGCGAGGTCTGCATAAGTTTGACCTCTTCTGACCTCTTCAGACACCTAATTTGACCCTTCGGGGTCATCTTGGGGTCGCCTCTGACAAAGTAATACTACCATATGGTAGTGTGCTTTGCTACAATATCCCTATTATGCTTGAGAAGACGTATTTACATGGAATCGGAAGCGATACTAAACAAGCAATACCAGTATGAAGTAGAAGTCGGACATGCAAAACAGGGTTCACACCATGTTTTGATACTCAAGTCCCTCAAGGTGCGTGATGACAATCTAGCAGATGTCATTGCTCAACTTAATGTAGCACTTGAGTCGGTGAAGGAAACATTCGTAGAAGGGGGTTTCACACAATGAGTCAGAAACACATCAGGACCGTAGAGATATCATACCCATTTGGGTTTAACAGTAGTGAGAAGGAGTTGCTCAACCTTGAGTTATTCAAGTACAACGTAATCAACGTGGATAAGTGGGATAATGAGATACCATCCTATCAGTCTGAGACTGTTGAAAGCACTATGTCTAAGTATACTGTCGTGATGTATAACGGTGAGTTAGTATTTGACTACCGACAAGATGCTCAGTCAGTCATAAACCAACTAATAGCACAAGGGCTTGAAGTAAACGATGAGCCTGTTGTCAGTGAAGAGACTACTTCTAAGGTTGTTGAACCACAATGGCGTGGTGAGACAATTCTCTTCTTGGATACTGCACATCACTTGGGTTCTTACAGTCAGAAGTTCCATATCGTATCAGAAAACGAAGTAGGTGAAGCAGTTGTCAAACTGTATGTGTCTTTCAAGGCATATTCATACTCTAGCACCTTGACTTTCACTGCTGAGTGGTCTACTGACAGAGTTCAGAAGTCTGATGTCATCGAACAGCACTTGGTTGATTTACCTACACCAATGATGGGTAAGATACAGTCAATCTTTGAGAGCATCTTCTACTCAGAGGCATTCGATAAGAAGGCAGAAGAACCAATTATCTCTTGTAAGTTCGATGTAGTGTCAAAGCACTCATCTGAATGTAAGCCCTCAGTCATTGAGATGCTTAGAGAAGCAAAGAAACAAGCCTCTTCGGAAGAAGAGTGAACATAACCGTTCCTGAGCAGGAAGTAAAACTGCTCATTCACACTCCACCCCTTAAGGGAACAATTGGGGATGATGGACAAACAGTAAGTTCGACATGCGATTATGTGCAGCAGCGTTATTAGACTTAGATGAAGCCGGAATATACTCTAAGCAATGAACCGGGTATGAATCCTTAACCATGCAACTACTGTCACTGTCCTGACTCCTCAGTTCAGGGTCAGAGCAACAAAGTGCCTTACCATATGGTAAGCAACTTTGTCAGACGACCCTATACAATCCTTGAGGGAACGTATAGGTACATGACAAGAATACAACACATGAGAACAAAAGGCGGGAACGATGCAAAGAATCAATTTGAAGTCTTTGATGATGAAGGTAAGCACTTTCTTTCATATAATTCAAAGATAGCCACGATAAAAGGCGATGAAGTAACACTATACGAGCCATATTGGAACATGTATAGTCAAACGACTAATTATTATCTTCTTCAGTTCCTGAACGAGTCTTCAATTCAAGACATTAGGGAAAAAGTGGCCGGAGGTGAATTCAATGTTGTATGCTAGCGATGACGATGACGATTGTTAAACTGAAATTTTAACTCGATGGCTCAAATATGAAAGAATGACCTAAACAAACCGAAATTATGCGTTAAGGTTGATTATTTGAGTTAAGATATGAAGGGGGGAAGCCCGACAGATAGAAAACACTTCCCTCCTTCTACAATCGAGGTAAACGTAGACAAAGTTAGTTACCATATGGTAGTGAAACTTTGTCAGGATACCTCAATATGGTTGAGACAGGTTATAGGTGTTGAGCAGTACACTCAGCATGTGATGACTGAATAATGCCGTTATTAGGGCATAAGGTACTACAAGTGACTCTGTGGTGGAGTAGCGAGTCGGTGTGATAAAGCATTGGCAGTACAATGAGGGTAACTCCTTACTTGTAGGTATAATCGGGTCAATTCGGAAACGGAAAAACTGATACCCATTGATTATTGGAAGACGCTAGAAATAGAGATGAATCCTCACACTATACACCTCATCGCAGGGTTGAGCAAGTCGGAAAGCACTATGGAAGCGTTAGGTTACTAGGTATAGAGCATCCAAATGGATGATACTCAGAAATACCCTCCCAATGGGAGACCGTGAGAGTTCTTATCCTTGATATGCTCCCCTGCCTCTGAGGTAGCCTTAGACAAAGTTAGTTACCATATGATTGTAGATTAATTTTCTACAACCATATGCAAATTTTTTTTGGCTTTTTTTGTTGTCGCTCACTTCCTTCAAAAAAGTAAGAAATCGTTGTCTAAAGGCGGTGTAGAAAGTACACTACTATAAACCGACACTATTTCCGTGTTTCATATGTCTGTTTACAAGGAAAACAAAGCGATGAAAAATTCGCCATCAAATACTTCCTTTGAGATAATACTGAACGGTTC